AACCTTCGTGGTTCCCATGCCAAAGAGCTGGAGCCAGAAGAAGCGAGTAACGATGAACGGACAGGCACACCAGCAGAAACCAGACGCCGATAACATGATCAAAGCGCTGATGGATGCTCTGTTTACTGATGACGCACATATCTGGGACTTTCGTGTAACAAAAGTCTGGGGTGAATCCGGACAAATTTTAATTTCTGATATCGGAGAAGTGGCCGCATGAAACTGGAAGCATCGTTAAAGCATTTCAGCCCGCAGGGGATGCATATCAGCGACGACGTGAAAAGCACATCGCCGAATCGCCTGAATGGCACAGACATTATGACCGGGATCGGTGTGACCAGCAGCAGGGCACGCTTCGGCCTGGCCGCTTTCTTCGGAAAGGCTGGTATCAGCAAAACGGATGAACAGCTTGCAATTCAGGCGCTGGCGCGACATGCCCTTGATACAGCACCAAAGAACGTGCGAAAGGCCGCGGGAAAAGCGCTGGGGCGCTGCTGCCTGATTCTGGCGCAATTTGCCTTTGCAGAGTATTCCCGTTCAGCTGAAACCACCGGGACCTGCAAGGCATGTGAGGGAACTGGTGTAACAAAATCAGTTGAGGCCGTTGTTAAGCATCCTGGGATACACAAAAGCGACGGAGAGGAAATTGTCGCCCCGATTATCAGGCAGGAGTGGGTAGTACGGCAGTGTGTTGCATGCGGCGGAAAAGGTACCATTAACGCCCGCTGCCGCTGTGGTGGTTCCGGTCAGGTGCTGGATCGGAAAGCGACCAAAGAGCGCGGGGCACCAGTTTACAAGGCGTGTGAGCGTTGTTCGGGGAATGGATTCTCAACGGTGCCATCAACCGCCGCATACAAAGCGATTCTGACCCTCATTCCTGATCTGCACGTCAGAACATGGACCCGTAACTGGAAGCCCTTCTGCGATGCGCTGGTGGACGTATGCTGGAAGGAAGAGCGCCATGCCGATAAGGAATTTCAGAAAGCGACCAACTTTTAAAGCAATGGCGACATTATTTTGCGTTTTCGGTGCATAAGACTTGATTTTGTCCGAAGTTGTCGTGTATGCTTCTAATCATGGATACGTACATCCAAATGAAACTGATTCTGAACCCTGCCACTCGGCGGGGTTTTTGCTTTTCCGGGGACAAGCTATGCAGCAGTCAGGACAGCACGAACACTCTTTATTCCCGGACATCAATAACAGCAACCCCAAAACTTTCGTACTTGAGGTTGATGGATATCGCGTAGAGGATGCACTTGCAGCAATGGAAAAAGCCATCCGGGAATTAAAGCTCTGCCAGCGTCACTTCGGTCAAGGAAATGAAATGGGCGTCAGGGCAATAATCCGTTACTCCTGAATTCGCGCACCGATTGCGGCGGGTAAAGGTACGAGCACTTCCCAAAAAGGCTCATACCCATCGTGAAGTTGTTTTGTCTCACCCTGCCAGTAAAGATCCAGCCGATGTGATAGCTCTGGTGGGGTGCAATTAACATTAAGCAACCTCATGTCTGCACGGTGACAGCGACCTGATGGATAAACTTCAAAAATTGGCGTGCTTAATGGGACTTTGCTGGAGCCTCTAAACCACGCCGCCGCCTTGATTGATTCACAGGCAAACAGTGAACGCAATCGAGACGGTTTATCTGGATAACTGGATCGTCTTCTTTCTTCGAGAAGCATTTCAATAAAGACGCTCGCCTTCTCGTTGGAGCTACTCAGGTTAATATTGAAGTTGAAAAAGTAATTATTGCCATGCCTTGATACTTGCGGCCAAAAACGGCTGGCAACGTGATCCTGAAGCTCCGGAAAGGGGCAGTAGGTATCTAAAAAATCAATGCAAATACCGGGCGACAGTGTTCCCAGCCTATCGAGGGTGTAAAGCATTTCCCCGTTCATAAATTTCCCTGTTTATTTGTTGGTCTTCGCAAATCAACAATATCAAACCCGGGAAAACGCCGCCATATAGCGGCAACTGAAGACCTGCAAATGATTGCGAATCCGCAGGCCACACCCGAGAGGGGTGTGTTGTCTAAGCCCATACCTCCCGGACGCTCCGTTAGGTGCATAACTCCGGCCGGTATGGCACCCATTTTAAGGCTCGCTTCGACGGGCCTTTTCTTTGGGCGAAAAAAAAGCCCGCATGGTTTCATGCAGGCAAGGCAGTTACATTTAGATTTTGTCCCGGTATATGTTTTTTGTCCGGAAGTCGAAAGATACTGTCTCGAATACATTTTGTAAATAACGGATTCAAATCACAAGGCCATGCATTTGCATGGCTTTTTTATTATCAGGTCCCGCGGGAATCATCATCGACGCTTTGTTGGTAAATCAGCCCGACGGCCCTGAACCTTTTACCGACTACAGATAGCACCCCGAACATTATCGGAGGTGAGAGATGCAACGTATGAACCCAACCGATGGTCACAATCTGCCTTACTGGTGGTCAGCCTTGCTTGGTATCTTTTCCGTCCTGAGTCTGCAGGATTATGTCTTCATCATTGGCGCCCTGATCTCTGCCTTCTTCACAATCAAGACGTATTACGCAAAGCGGAAAGAAGAGCGAGAGCGACTGGATGAAGAGAAAAAACGCACGCAGCTGTTGGCCAGTTATCTGGCTGATGTCTCCGCTAAGCCAGGAAGTGACCGCCCGGCTTCAGCCGAAGTGGTAACCGAGGCCTTAAAGCGGATCGCAAGTGATACACAGGGGTGAGCATGACGCCATCAATGAGGAATAAACTGATTGGCGTGATCGCCGGCGGCGGTGGCGCCATAGCCATTGCCTCTGCGCTCATCACTGGCCCAACCGGTAACGATGGTCTTGAAGGTGTGCGATACAACCCTTATCAGGATGTGGTAGGCGTCTGGACTGTCTGCTATGGCCATACTGGCAAAGATATCATGCTTGGCAAGAAGTACACCGAGGCTGAATGCCGTGCGCTTCTCAGTAAAGACCTGAACACCGTCGCTCGCCAGATTGACCCATACATCCAGAAGCCGATCCCAGAAACAATGCGCGGGGCTCTGTACTCATTCGCGTATAACGTCGGCGCTGGCAACTTCCAGACCTCCACACTGCTGCGCAAAATCAACCAAGGCGACCAGAAAGGTGCATGTGATCAGCTGCGGCGCTGGACCTATGCCAAGGGCAAACAGTGGAAAGGCCTGGTAACTCGCCGCGAAATTGAGCGTGAAGTTTGTCTGTGGGGGCAGAAATGAGCCGGTTAACCGCCATTATCAGCGCCATTGTGATCTGCCTGGTTGTTTGCCTTGGATGGCTGGCGATGCATTACCACAACGCTGCTTCTGAGCAGAAAACCAGAGCCGATGGCGCCGAGCAGCAGGTAAACGCAGCTCAGGCGATCACATCCAACGTTCTGACCACCATGACCATCTTCAACACCATCGTCGAGGCCAATCAGCATGCAAAAGAGCAGATCGCACTGGACGCATCGGGAGCCTCGGCTGATATCCGGGTTGCTGTTGCGAATGATGATTGCACTAATCGCCCTGTGCCTGCTGGCGCAGTTAAGCGGCTGCAACAATTCGCGAACGGTCTACGTCAAAGTGCCGGTGGTCCCGTTACCGGCCAGCCTGACGGCTGACACACCGCAACCGGAAATCCCCGACAATCTGACGTGGGGCCAGAGCCTTGATTTAAACGTCAGCCTGCTATCAGCGCTGGGGCAGTGCAACAGGGATAAGGCCGACATCAGGCAGGCGGAAACAAAACGTCAGTAGGGCATTACAGAGCCACTTCCAGAGGTGGCTCGATAATGTCAAGGCGAGGACAAAATTATGGCAACACCGGACTGGGAGGCCATCGAATCGGCATACCGGGCCGGAGTCCTTAGTCTCCGTGATATAGGCGATAAATACGGCGTTACTGAAGGGGCTATCAGGAAGAGGGCTAAAAAGTTTGATTGGGTACGCAAGGCCAGTACGCAGGTACGCAAAAATGGTACGCAAAGTGGTACGCAAAAGAGTAAGGCGCGTACCAGCGAAAAGCCTGCCAGCTCTGGCTGTACGCAAAAAAGTACGCAACCAAAAGCTGAACCTCCACCAGAAACGAAACCGATACGCGGGGTGCGTACCGATCCGCCGACTAACCCATTTCAACCCGGTAACCAGCATGCTCTGAAGCATGGTGGTTATGGGCGTCGGATGTTGCTTTCAGATGCTACAACCGAAGATGCTCAGATGCTCACGCTCGACGATGAGTTGTTCTGGTTGCGCGCTGCGAACCTGACTGCTGCGGAGAATATCGGGCGCTGGCAGACAGAGCTGGAGACGGCAGACAGCGAGCAGGTCAAAGATTTGCACGACCTCATATCTCAGGCGCAGAAAGCCATGCATCGCAATACTGCTCGCATTGAATCACTGGAGTACACCAAGGCATCCATCATTAAGCAGCGCGCTGACGTTACCTATAGAGAGGCTGCTACTGATAAGGTGTCGCTGGAGGCCGATCGTCTTCGCCGTGATGCAGGTATTGATGATGGCAACGGAGAGCGTGACCTCAATGACTTCTACTCTGACATCCAAACCGACGCTGAATCCGGTCCTGCGTAGCTTCTGGACGACGCAGGCGCGTAACAAAGTGCTTTATGGTGGCCGGTCATCGTCAAAATCGTGGGATGCCGCTGGCATAGCCATATTTCTGTCGAATAAATACAGCCTGCGCTTTTGTTGTGCGCGTCAGATCCAGAACAAAATTGAAGAGTCGGTGTATACCCTGCTCAAAATTCAGATTGACCGCTTTGGCCTTCGGCATCGTTTCCGCATTCTGAACAACAAAATCATTAACCGGGTGACCGGGTCTGAATTCGTCTTTTATGGGCTCTGGCGCAACATTGAAGAGATTAAGTCTCTGGAAGGTATCAGCGTTCTGTGGCTCGAAGAGGCCCACGCGCTGACGGAATACCAGTGGAAGATACTGGAGCCTACCATCCGTAAAGAGGGCTCAGAGTGCTGGTTTATCTTTAACCCCGGGCTGGTCACTGATTTCGTGTGGCGTAACTTTGTGGTCGATCCGCCAGAAGATACGCTGATACGCAAAATCAACTACGATGAAAACCCCTTTTTGTCCGACACCATGCTGAAGGTTATCGAGGCCGCTAAGCGCCGGGATCCGGATGGGTTTAAGCACGTCTACGAAGGCGTGCCAGAGTCGGATGATGATGCGGCCATTATCAAGCTGTCATGGATTGAGGCGGCCGTTGATGCCCACAAAGTCCTTAATTTCGAGCCAAGCGGACGTAAGCGTATTGGCTTCGACGTCGCCGATAGCGGCGCCGATAAGTGCGCTAACGTCTATCGCCACGGCTCCGTAGTGTACTGGGCGGATGAGTGGAAGGCGAAAGAAGACGAATTGCTGAAGAGCTGCCAGCGTACTTATCAGGCGGCACTGGAGCGTGATGCTGATATCGTCTACGACTCAATCGGCGTTGGGGCATCTGCTGGTGCAAAATTCTCAGAAATTAATGAGGATCGTAAGCGCGAAAACATGAATGCCTCCCGCATCAATTATCAGCGATTCAATGCAGGCGCTGGTGTGAATGAGCCGGACTACGAATATATTGGCATCCCGAACAAGGATTTTTTCGCCAACCTCAAAGCGCAAGCCTGGTGGCTGGTAGCGGATCGCTTCCGTAACACCTTCAACGCGGTAAAGAACGGCGAGCAGTACCCGGTAGATGAGCTGATAAGCATCGACTCATCCTGTCCGCTGCTGGAAAAGCTCAAGCTGGAACTTACCACCCCGCACCGTGATTTTGACAAAAACGGTCGCGTGATGGTCGAAAGCAAAAAAGACCTTGCCAAGCGTGACGTACCATCGCCGAACGTGGCCGACGCGTTCATCATGGCGTTTGCTCCAACCGATACGGCAATGGATATCTGGGAAGCGCTGGGAAACAGCTAAATACCTGAAAATAACCGTTTCACGCAAAATTAACGCTATTCATTTTTCGACCCTGTTTATGCATGTTTTATTCACGCGCTTTTAGCCACTTAACCCAGATAAATAAGCCTTTGGCGGACATTTCATCATGGGAGGGATCCGGCTGGTGCGGGTAACAGTCATTATGTTAAATCGGGTCATTTTTTAACAAATTATCCTATCCGCCACGAGTACCGAAAAAGCCGGAGAATAGTCACCATGGCGAAGAAAACAGGACGAGTCGCCACGGCGGATTCGTACGATAACTTTGTTGCCCGTGTCGGTATGCAGCAGCCTAACCAGCATGCCGCATCGACCTACAGGGCGAACTATACCAGCCGCAACCGCCTGCTCATCGAGTGGGCTTATCGTTCCTCCTGGATTATTGGCGCCGCAGTCGATTCTAAAGCGGACGATATGACCAAAAAGGGCGTGCGGATCACCAGTGAGATTGAGCCGAAACGTCGTGGCATTCTGGAATCGCGGTTCGATGAGCTTCAGCTTTGGGATTGCATCAACGAGACGCTGAAATGGTCCCGGCTGTATGGCGGGGCGGTGGCGCTGATTCTGATTGAAGGTCAGGCACCGCTGACCCCGCTGGTGCTGGATAAGGTTGGCAAGGGCAGTTTTAAAGGTCTGGCTGTACTTGACCGCTGGATGATTAACCCGCAGCTCACCAGGCGCATTAAGGCACTTGGCCCTAACCTCGGCAAGCCTGAATTCTATGACATCGTGACAACGGCGCAGGGGCTTCCTGCGTGGACTGTTCACCACAGCCGACTGATCCGCATGGATGGTGTGAAACTGCCGTATCAGCAGAAAATCACCGAAAACGAATGGGGGATGTCCATTGTCGAGCGCATCTTCGATCGCCTGACTTCCTACGATAGCACCAGCGTCGGAGCCGCCCAGCTTGCCTACAAGGCACATCTGCGAACGGCAAAGATTAAAAAGCTGCGGGAAATTATCGCCACCGGCGGTAAGGCGTTTGAAGCGCTTATCAAGAATATGGAAATGGTCCGCCAGTACCAGACGAACGAGGGTATGTCCCTGTTTGATTCGGAGGACGAATTTGAAACACATTCCTATTCTTTCGCGGGCCTGTCTGACCTACTTAGCGAGTTTAAAGAGGATATTGCGGGTGCTGTTGGCATCCCTCTTGTCCGCTTGTTCCGCCAGTCACCGAAGGGTTTTTCAACCGGTGATGCTGACCTCGCGAACTACTACGACGACGTGGGAACGCTTCAGGAGCGAGATTTACGGCCTCACATCCGCCTGTTATTCGATGTACTGCATCGCTCAGAGTTTGGCGAGCCGTTGCCGCAAGATTTCACCTTTGAGTTTAACCCCCTGTGGCAGATGAGCGACACCGACCGCTCCACGGTAGCGACCAACACAACTACCGCTCTGGCAACCGCTGTGCGTGATTTGGGAATGTCGCCGGCTGCGGCTCTGACCGATTTGCGCGAGCTGTCTGACGTTACCGGCATCGGTGCTTCAATTAGCGATGAGGATATCCAGAATGCGGCGAAACAGTGGCAGGAGACTGAATCTGAAACCAGCCCTCCGCCGCCGATCGGAGGTCCAGTATCAGAAAAGCCTACTGGCGATAGTCGACCAGATAAACCAAATCGTCACGGGCTCCTACGATGGTTCACAGGCAAGCGCTGAGAGCATTGCTAAATCGCTTGTTGACTACTCCGGGGTGATCGACGACTGGGCTGAAATGGTCGGTCGAAAGATGTTTGCCCAGGTGGAGCGTGAAGAGTGGAATCAGTGGCGTTCTGTTTCGGAAGAAATTTCCGCTGGTCTGCGTGACGTGATTGGTAACACACCAGTCGGCATGGTGGCGCAAGATATCGTTTACCGACAGATTCGCTACATGAAGTCTCTGCCATTAGAGGCGGCCGGACGTGTCAGGGAAATTCAGGAGCGTGCGATACAGGCTGTCATCCATGGTGAGCGCCCCGATCAGCTTTACGAGATGATCATGCAATCCGGTGACGTGGCGGCCAGCAGGGCGCGGATGATAGCCCGCACTGAGATAGGCCGCGCCACTACCGCATTAACTCAGGCTCGGGCGCTGTCAGTTGGCTCTGAGGGGTACTGGTGGCGCATCAAGGGGGCTGGTACCAGGCCATCGCATCGCAAGATGAAAGATAAATTCGTTCGCTGGGATGATCCACCAACCCTTGACGGAATGACAGGGCACGCCGCATGCCTTCCTAATTGTGATTGCTGGCCGGAAGTGCAAATACCAGAGCCAAGAAAATAACAGGTCGCCACTGAGCGGCCTTTTTCAATGCCCGCAATTCAGCAGGTAACCCATGAAATATTTCTTTAAAACCCGCCTGGGCAATACCCGCTTTCAACTTGCTGATGGGTCTGTCCTGTTTAAGGACGTCCCGATCGCAAGGACTGGCGAGCAGGAGTACGACGCCACAGAGCGGCCTGAGCTTGTCCCAAACGACAGGGGGAAGGTCATCGTACGCCGGGCACCAGAAGAGGTGTTCAGCGAGCGAGCCATGGCGTCATTCGAAGGAATGGCGGTCACTATCGGACATCCGCGAGATTTTGACGGGCAGATCATCTTTGTTACCCCTGATAACTGGCGCCAGCTGGCTCACGGCCACATCCAGAACGTAAGACGCGGCACGGACGATAAAACCGATCTGCTGCTGGCTGATGTCATCGTCAAAACCCCGGAAGCCCTGCAGGCCATTGATGATGGTGATGACGAGGTCAGCTGCGGGTACGACGCCGATTACGAACAAATTTCACCTGGTCTCGCAAAGCAATCTGCGATTACCGCTAACCATCTGGCCCTTGTCCCTAACGGGCGGGCCGGTTTCCGTTGTGCAATAGGGGATTCTATGCCAAGCACTACTAAAAACTGGTTTACCCGGCTCCTGAAGGCCCGTAAAACCGGGGACGCTGCCGAAATGGCAAGTCTCATTGATAACCCGCCTGATGATGTCACGGGCGATAACGATGTATCGACCTCTATGACACCTGGCGGAGTGGTCATTAACCTTGCGCCGCAAAATCCGCTTCCCGGCCCGGCATTGCCTGGTACCGGCGATGGCGAGGAAGAAATTCCTGCATGGGGTAAGGCGCTGATTGAGGCGGTTGCCAAACTCACGCCTGCGGCAACTGCTCCTGGTACCGGCGATGCCGAGGACGAAGAGGAGAAACAGGAAGAAGAGGATAAGATTACCGGCGACGCCGCTTATCGTGCCGATCTGATTCAGCCAGGCATCCAGTTGCCAGAGAAGGCGAAGCCGACAGCATTCAAGCGTCAGGTGCTCGCCTCTGCAGATCAATCTCTGGTGCGCTCTATTGTCGGTGATGCCGATATCAGCAAGCTGAAAAAAGCCACGGTGGATATGGCTTTCACGGCTGTTTCTGAGCTGGCGAAAAACCGCAATACCAAAACCGTCGACAGCCTGCAAACGCAGACTGCCACCACTGTTAAAACCATTGCCGGTATGAATCAGGCCGCGCAGGAATTCTGGTCTAAACGAGGCTAACCAATGGGTAATACATTTCTTTACCGGATGCCAGCGGGCATCGCCGGGGCAATTTCTCGTCCGCAGGATCTGACGGTTGAACCTCAACTGCTGGACTCCTCCAACCTTTTCCCCGCTTACGGCCTTGGCGGCAAGATTTCCTCCGGGAAATTTGTGCCAATCGCTGCGAGCGATACAGCGTCGGTGCTGGTGGGTATTTACGTTCGTCCGTATCCGACCGCCAGCCAGCCGGATAAAGTCCAGCAGGTAGGCAGCGGTAAAAACTTCACCGGCGATTGCCTGGTACGTGGTTACGTCACGGTAAACATCGGCGCGGATGCATCCAGCGTTGCGCTGCATGGCCCGGTCTACATGCGAGTGGCCACACCATCCGCCTCAAGCCCTCTCGGCGCGTTCCTTGCCGCCGCTGATGGCTCGAATACCGTCCAGATCACTAACGCTTACTTCAATGGCCCTGGCGACACCAGCGGCAACATTGAGCTGGCCTTCAATATTTAAGGAAATCGCAAATGCCAATGACATTTGACCAGGCGACAGTCGACGGCACTGGTGCCTTTCTTGTCCATGAGCTGGAGCGTCTCGATCAGACACTGAATCTGCCGCTGGTGAATTTCACCTGGTCGCGCGATATCCAGTTGCGTGAAGACGTGTCTATTGCTGATGAGATCAGCTCGTTCACTAACACCACTTTTGCTGCTGCCGGTACGCCGAATGCTAACGGCAAAAACTGGCTTAGCAAAGCAGCGACCGCGATGGCTGGACTTAACGTCGACATCGCAAAAACTGGCTTCCCGCTCACACTGTGGGGTATGGAGCTTGGCTGGACCGTTCCTGAATTGCAGGCAGCTGCGCAAGTTGGTCGCCCGATCGACACGCAGAAGTACGACGGTATGCAGCTGAAGTGGAACATGGACACGGACGAGCAGGTTTATATCGGCGATTCCGGTCTGAACGTTAAAGGCCTGATGAACCTGACCCAGGTAACGCCGACCAACGCAGCGAAGACCTGGGCGACCTCCACCGCTGACGAAATCCGGGCGAGCATTAATGCCGGGCTGAGTGCAGCGTGGGCCAACTCGGCTTACTCCATGGTACCGACGGACCTGCTGATCCCGCCGGAGCAGTTCTCTCTGCTGGCAAGCACCATCGTATCCAGCGCTGGTAACCAGTCACTGCTGACATATCTGGAAACCAACACCATCGCATACCACCAGAACGGGCGTCCTCTGAACATCCGTCCGGTGAAATGGGCGAAAGGTCGTGGCGTGTCGAACTCTGATCGCATGATGTTCTACACCAACGACAAGAAATACGTTCGCTTCCCGATGGTTCCGCTGATGAGCGTGCCGATCCAGTATCGCGGCCTGTATCAGCTCGTAACCTATTACGGCAAGCTGGGTGCAGTAGAGCCGGTTTATCCGGAAACTCTGGCCTACGTCGACGGCATCTAACCTGCGGCGGCCCGAAAGGGCCGCTCATGAGGACTTGCAATGAAAAAGATTTACGTACTCTCCCCGTTTAACTTCAACGACGGCAAAGAGCAAAAGCATTTCCCGGTTGGCTTCCACGACGTCGATGACATGGTTGCTGATCACTGGTTCGTAAAAGCGCACTGTTCTCCGGATGGCGAAGCGCCAGCGGTCGCAGAAGACCCGCGCATTGCTGAGCTGGAAGCAAAAATCGCCGAGAAAGATGCGCGTATTGCTGAACTCGAAGCGCAATTGCCGGAGACTACCAATAATGGCAAGAAATCAAAGTCTGCCGACGCCTGAGCAGTTCAGGGTAACCTTTCCGCAGTTCGCTGACGAAACAAAGTACCCCTCGCCAATGATCCAGGCTCGACTGAATCTTGCTGATGCCATGCTGAGTGAGTCGCGCTTTGGCGTGGATATCTTTCCCTACATCGTCGGGCTGTATGTTGCGCACTACATGTACCTTTACGCCGCCGATATGCGTGGTGTAGCTGTGGGTACTGCTGGTGGCGTAAATAGCGGCATACAGACCGCGAAATCAGTGGATAAGGTTTCAGCCAGTTACGACGCAAGTGCAACTCTGGACCCTAATGCCGGTTTCTGGAACAACTCCCGTTACGGATCGGAGTTCTGGGAATACCTGATGATGTTTGGTGCCGGAGCGGTTCAACTGGGGACGCCGGAATGAAAAGCGGGCTCACAATTCGGGAAGACAATTACAGTGCCGTTCTGGATGCGCTGAAGCAGCTGTCAGGCACTGATGTGCTGGTTGGTATCCCGGCAGGCCCTCCGCGCGATGATGCGCCGCTGAGCAACGCTGAGCTGGGGTATCTCCAGTCCACCGGGGCAACCGTAGAGATAGACGGGGAGACCGTTACTCTGCCGCCAAGACCATTTCTGGACATGGGCATTGAGGATTCCCGGGATAAAACGACCGAGCGTTTAAAGCTGGCCGCTCAGTCTGCGCTTGAAGGTAAGGCAGATGTGGCGTCGATGCATCTTGAAGCCGCAGGCCAGATTGCGCGTGATGCCTCAAAGGCTGTCATTGAGGCAGGCGATCGTCTGACCCCACTATCTGAAAAGACCATCAAGAGGCGCAGAGAAATGAAACCGCCCATCCTCGGCGATAAGCCGTTACGTGCCCGCGGATTCCTTTTCAGAGCGATTCAGTATGTCGTGAGGAAAAAATAATGCCGTTTCTCGATGTGACTGATGTTCTGCTTGATCCGGACTTTGTCGACCTGTCTCTGGTGTGTTATCGACAGGTACAGACGGTGGACGAAGATAATTTTCCGACCAATACCGCGCAGGCTATTCCGTTCTCTGGTGTCGTAACCGTCGATCGCTCGCTTGAGGCAAAGCGAATGGCCGCCGGGCAAAACATCAATGGCGCCATCCTCATTGTTACCCAGTTCAGGCTAACTCAGGGGATGCCAGCCAGTGACTCAACGCCAGAACTGGACGCTGATATCGTTTTATACAGCGGCAGACGGTACCGCGTGACCTTTGTCGATCCGTACACCCGATACGGTGCCGGGTTCGTACAGGCACATTGCGAGCTGCTGGAGTTTAACGGAGGGATCCCCGTTGAGTAACGACAGCACAGAGCCTGGGTATCTAACCCCCGTCGGGGAAGCTCCTGAGTACGATAAGGAGCTGGAAAAGCAACTGAGTCGCTGGGTAAGAGGCGTGACAGGGATTGCGGTTAACCTGGTATTGCCCCGGTTTACCGATCCCCAGTCCAAAATACCGCCGAACGGTGAGACGTGGTGCGGGTTTAACTTTTCCACGCTCTCACGTCCCGGCACTCCTGCAAATGTCCAGGTAAGCGAAGAGCAGAGCGAGCAATGGTCATGGGAAAGCATTCAGGTGCTTTTCTGTTTCTATGGCCCCGGCGGTTCCGGGATGGCCACGCGGTTTCGTGACGGAATGTTTGTAGATCAAAACGCAGATACGTTGCGACGAATCTCGGGTTTGTCGCTGGTGAGCGCTGATGATATACGAAACCTCCCCGAATTGATCAACAACCAGTGGGTGCGCCGGTATGACCTTGCCGTGACCCTTTCCCGCAAAAACACCCGTACCTACAACGTTAAATCTGTCGTTGACCCTAACGTCACGATAGTTACCGGAGACTAACATGGAAAAAGGGCTTCCCCTTAACCGTATCGCTAACGTGACGGTGACGCTTTCTGCTCGGGCCGCGCAGGGGCGCAATTTTGGCTCAATGCTCATCCTGGGCGACTCAACTGTAATTCCGATTTCTGAGCGGCTGCGCCTTTACTCCAGCGCTGATGATATCGGCGATGACTTTGGTGTAGACAGCCAGGAATATGCGGCGGCTGTTATCTGGTTCTCCCAGCAACCGCAGCCGACTCTTGTGTATGTCGGTCGCTGGGCGAAAACGCTGGCCACTGGCGAAACAGGCAGCGCAGAAAGCCTCCTGCAGGCGGTTAACGCTTTGCTGGACTGGAATTCATGGTATGGCCTTCATCTTGCCGTGCCGGTAGCTGATTATCCTTCCGACACCGACATTATCAGTGTTGCGGCGGCTATCGAAGCCGCGAGCGTATCCCGCATCTTTGGCGTTACCTCGGCTGATTCAACGATTCTTGACGCGGCTACCACGACGGATCTGGCTTCCAAGCTGAAAGCAGCGAAATACAGCCGTACCTTTATCCAGTATTCGACCAGCAATCGCTATGCTGCGCTGTCCTCGTTTGCACGTGCGTTCACTGTTGATTTCACCGGAAGCAACACGACGATCACCCTCAAGTTTAAACAGTTGCCGGGCGTTACCTACGAAACCCTGGGCACCTCGCAGGCTAACAACCTGGAAGCGAAGAACTGCAACGTTTACGTGTACTACGAAAACGATACAGCGATTCTTGAACAAGGCGTTATGGCAAACGGCGATTTCTTCGACGAACGCCATGGCCTCGACTGGTTGCAGAACGCCGTACAGACGGCTGACTACAACACGCTCTATACGAGCACAACCAAAATTCCCCAGACCGATGCCGGTACCACAACCCGTATCGCCAACATTGAGCTGGTGCTCGATAAGGCTGTGCAAAACGGTCTCTTTGCGCCGGGTAAATGGACTGGTGGCCCGATTGGCCAGCTCAATACCGGTGACATGCTGACGAAGGGCTATTACACCTGGGCAGAAAACGTTGATGACCAGCTTCAGGTCGATCGCGAAGCGCGTAAAGGTGTGCCAATTCAGGTTGCCGGGAAACTGGCCGGAGCCGTTCATTACGGCACCGTCGCAATCACGGTCGTGCGCTAAGGAGCCATAGATGTCTACGTATTCGTTTCTTGATGTTTCGGCCTCTCTCGCAGGGCCTACCGGGTTAGTTGAGCTTGGCTACGGCTCAGCGAACGCCGAAGAGGGCATTACTGTCACAATGACAGAGGCCAAAAACACCATGACCATCGGCGCCGATGGCGAGGTGATGCACAGCCTGCATGCCGGAAAGAGCGGCACTATCACGGTAACTTTGCTGAAAACCTCCCCGGTAAACAAAAAGCTCTCGCTGATGTACAACGCACAGAGCCTGTCTTCGGCGACGTGGGGCAATAACGTCATCGTTATTCGCAACAAAGTATCAGGTGATACCACTACAGCGCGTTCTTGTGCTTTCCAGAAGCAACCCGATCACGCTAACGCCAAAGTCGGCAATACGGTTTCCTGGGTCTTTGACTGCGGCAAGATTGATCAGCTGCTCGGGGAGTTTTAACAGATGGAATTTGAAATCAAAGGCGTTAAATACCGCACCGCAAAGCTCGATGTTTTCCAGCAGTTGAAGGTTAGCCGCAAATTGCTGCCGGTGCTGGCCGGGCTGGTTTCTGACTTTGGTACGCTGAAATCCATGATGGTCAGAGACAGCGAGGGCAAGCTGGTTTTCGGTGAGAAAAGGGCGTTCGACGCTCTGGATATCGTTTTGCCGAAGATTGCCGATACGCTGGCGGCCCTGCCAGAGGAGGACGTTAACGCGGTGATTCATCCGTGCCTTGCCGTTGTTATGCGCCAGCATGAAAAAGGGTGGGTGAAAATTTTCGATCAGGGCGCGCTGATGTTCGACGATATCGACCTGTTCACGATGCTGCAGCTGGTGGCGCGGGTGGTCGCCGACAGCCTGGGAAATTTTTTGAAAGAACTCCCCGGCAGCGGGACGCCTACCCAGCCATAGGTCCAGCCCTGGAATCCATGCCAGAAGGCGAGGATTTCCTGATGCGCCCGGTGGATGCCGGGCTCATCCCTTATACCGCCCTGAAAGATGGAACAGTCGACCTGGCTGATATTGCCCGTATGAATGACTGGCTGGACCTGAAAGCCGATAACGAAAACCGTATAGCGAAATGGAGAGAGGCTAATGAACGCTGAAACGCTCAAGGACTTTCTGATCTCGCTTGGGTTCAAAGTTGATGAGGCTGGCGCCAGAAAATTCGATGCCGTAGTTGCCGGGACAACGCTTAAAGCGATTGAGCTGGGCGTCAAAGTTGAGGCGGCGGCGCTTTCCGTCGTTGCATTCACCGCGAAAATTGCCAGCGGTCTCGACGACCTGTACTGGGCCTCTCAGCGCACAGGCGCGACGGTGGAGGGCATTAAGCAGATTGGGTATGCGGTTAGTCAGGTTGGCGGCAGTGTCGACGGGGCCCGCGGCTCTCTCGAAAATCTTGCCAGGTTCATGCGTAACAATCCCGGCGCTGAGGGTTTTCTGAACCGGCTGGGGGTTCAAACGCGTGATGCCAGCGGCAACATGCGGGATATGGCGACGATCTTTACCGGCGTCGGCCAGCGTCTTAGCAGCATGCCGTATTACCGCGCGAACCAGTATGCTGAGATGCTGGGTCTGGATGAAAACACTCTGATGGCAATGCGTCGCGGTATCGGCCAGTTTAGTGGCGAATACACCGCGATGGCGAAGGCGATCGGTTATAACGCCGATGTGGCCGCCGTCAGCTCTAATAAATTCATGACCTCGCTTCGCTCCTTTGGGCTGATGGCAGGCATGGCGCGGGATAAAATAGGCTCCAGTCTCGCTGATGGCCTTGCTGGCTCTCTGGACAGGCTGCGTCGACAAATCCTGGAAAACTTCCCGAAAATTGAAGGCGCAATAACCAGTACCGTCAAAGGCATTCTCTGGGCTGGCGAGATGGTAGGCAGGGTAATTTACCGCCTCATCCAATTGGGTCAGAGTATCAGCGACTGGTGGAACTCTCTTGATAAGCAGTCGCAGCAGCTGATCGAACTAATTGGAGCGCTAACCGCAGCGTGGTGGATGCTCAACCGCGCCATGCTCGCATCGCCGATTACGTGGGTTCTCGGTCTTGCCGCTGCCATCGCTTTGCTATGGGAGGATTACCAGACCTGGAAGGAGGGCGGTAAGAGCCTCATTGACTGGGGGAAATGGAAGCCTGAAGTCGATGCAGCACTGAAGATGGTCGGCGACCTGAAACAGACTGTTCTCGATCTCGGGAAAGCGCTGGCAAAGCTGCTCAATATCGACCCTAAATCCTGGTCTTTGAAATGGGATTTCAGCAACTTCATTACCCAGATGGGTGAGTTTAGCAAGATGCTGAGTATGATCGGCGACCTGCTGAACGCTATCAAGGACGGTCGCTGGTCGGATGCGGCAAATATTGGCCGCGCTCTTCTCAAACAAGGCAGTAACCAGCCTGATGCGCTGCCCGGCGTTTCTGACAGTGCCAATAGCGCAGCTGACTGGATAAAGGATAAGACAGGATTTGACCCGCGCAGCATAGGCCGTTTCTTCCGTGGCGAGGGGAATACACTTGCAGATCGCAACAATAACCCCGGCAATATTCGGCCCGTAGGCGGTGGTGGCTTTCGTGCGTTTGGTTCTGCACTGGAAGGCTGGGAGGCCATGAAAAACCAGCTCATGCGGTACTTTACTGGTAAAACGACCGGGCGCCGCCTGCAGACTATCATGGATATCGTCAGCACCTGGGCGCCTGCGGCCGATAACAACGATCCTGCCAAATATGCCCGTGACGTTGCTGGCTGGATGGGTGTATCGCCGACGGCAGCATTAAACCTGTCCGACCCCAATACGATGGCTATGCTCATGCAGTCTATGGCCCGCAAAGAGGGTTATTCGAACTGGAATAGCCCGCTTGCCCACCAGGCTGCTGGCGCGACATTGAACCAGAATACCGTTATCAACATTTCTGGTGTCAGCGATCCGAGAGAAGCAGGGAAAATCGTCTCTGATAGCCAGAGCAACGTTAATGCACGCGCAACCCAGCAACTAACCAGGGGGCCGAGCTGATGGATATTCTTTCAACTCTTTTCCAGCAGCGGAGCCGCCGTATTGGCCTGATGATACCCGATGTAGTGGTTTCAGAGCGTCATAGCGATGCTCTGGAGGTGACGGAACATCCAGTGGAAAGGCCTACAAGCGCCGGTACAGGGTTCATTGCTGACCATGCGTATCGACGCCCATCAGAAGTCGTTATGGAGATGGGCTTTGCTGGTGGCGGTTCCCTGCTTGATTTTTATGATACAGCAGGCATTGGGTTATCTACACCGCTCAATAGCATGGGGCCGAAGGAGGTTTATGCTGAACTGCTTAAAATGCAGCAGGAAAGACAGTTGCTTGATGTGACCACCGGGAAGCGCCTGTATACCAATATGGTGATCCGCTCCTTGGATGTGACGACAGATCGCCATAGCGAAAATGTACTGATGGCGACAGTCACACTCAGGGAAATAATCACCACCCAGACGCAGACAGTCAGCGTGGCCGCAAAAGAAAACATGAAAGAGGGGGTGAACACGTCTGCGGTGCAAAACTCAGGAGTAAAGACGCCGACTCCAAAAGATGAGTCGCTACTAAGCCGGTTTGTCGGTTTCATCTCGGGAGGTTAAATGGCTGTTTCAGAAATCCCTCTTTCCCCTGAAAACCAGCGATTCTCCATATCTGTGGCAGGTCAAAGCCTGCAAATGGCTGTGACCTGGCGTGCTGCTTTCTGGTGTCTGGATATCATGGACAGTACCGGCGCGGACCTGATAAAAGGCATTCCTCTTATCACCGGCGCCGACCTGCTGGCGCAGTATCGCTATCTCGGGCTTGGATTTTCGCTCTATGTAAATTGCGACGATCCGGCAAATGATAACCCAACCCAAACCGACCTCGGCATTAAAAGCCATCTCTACGTGGTAACGGAGTGATTATGTCTCAGAACTGGATGCGACATTTTGAGTTGCAGCTTATTGACGATAAGGGGGATGGGATTTCGCTGTCGGATTTTAAGGTGACGTTTAATATCCAGAAGATGCCCGCGACTATCTTTAACGGGTTTGTGGGAAACTTCAAAATCTATAATCTGTCGGCAGAGACCCAAAACCGGATAACGGGTAAAGAATTTACCCGTGTAAGGGCTATTGCCGGGTATAACGGCACAGCAGACAGCAGTGGAAACTATCCAGATAAAAATGTGGGAATCATCTTTAACGGCGATATTCGTTTTACCGTCACCGGCAAAGATAACGTCACCGATAGTTGGGTACTGGTCCAGTGCATTGATAGTTGGGAAGGGCATCTCAACGCCAGTGTTAAAACGACGGTATCGGCTGGCTGGAAGCATGCTGACCTTTTTGATCTTGGTATGCAGTCCCTACGGCCTTACGGTATCTCAGAAGGCAGCAGGCCCGATTTCGGCTCGACCGTCTTCCCGCGCGGGAGGACAATTTATCAAAATACCGGTCGCCTTATGTATAGCCTCGCTGGTCAGTGCAAAGCCAACTGGTGGTATGAAAACAACCAGGTGCATATCGTTCCTGACGATAAGTACATTCAGGAAGCAATTGTGCTTAATGCTGATACTGGATTGATAAGCATGCCACAGCAGACGATGGGCGCCGGGGTAAACGTGCGTTGCCTGATAAACCCAAATATTAAGCTTGGTGGCCTTATCAGGCTAGATCAAGCCTCCGTGTATCGTCAGTCTCTCGGTAATGACCAGGTTGGGCAGTCACCTGGCAGACTGGGTGAAAGCACCACAGACGGTAACATCTATGTCGATGGCCTTCCCGGTGCGCAGCTGGCAGCAATCAATACCGACGGTGATTACATTGTCGGCAGCATTGACTATACTGGCGATACTCGCGGGCAAGCGTGGTATATGGACCTGCTGTGTCTGGCGAAAGGGGCTCGGGATTTGCTCAACTCAAAAGGTTTGGATGCGGCGCAATACTCATGAAGAAAATCATCACTGGTTGTATTTTTCCCCTCTTTCTTTCTGCCTCTGCTTTTGCGGATACAGCCTGCGGACCATTTGGGATCAACTGGAAAGCGCAGGATGGGTTTGCGCGGATAGATGGCGTCAAGCCTGAGTCTCAGAAAATTACCTTTCTAAAGGTAAAAAATGATTACAACAATGTGAAAATACAGTGGATGCTTCCAGATGCCAGATCTGGTCGCTGGCTTGGAATGGATTTTGTTGCCCGAAACGGCAAGCCCATCCTTAATGTTGAAGTTGTTCGTAAAAATATGGATGATCCCCGGGAATTTTGGACCTATGATTGCAAGCGTATAAAATGATTGTTACATAACGGATTGCGTTTGGTGGGGGGGGTATAAATGGCGGTAGGTACAGGGAAGAAGATTGTTTTGGCTGTTATTGTTGTCGTTGGATATTTAATCGGCAACCACTCTAACGATAGTAAAAAGTATGAAGAACTAAAAAATAAGGACCCATCATCCCTAAGTCAGGACGATAAGTCATTTATTAAAACGATTGAGGATGGACGGGCGAAAGCAGAAGCCGATCGACGCGACTACCAGAAAGAACAGGTAGCCGAGAAGGAAAAGACAAAACCAAAACCTTTATCGGAAAAAGTTTTGCTTCAAAATGATGTGATATTTACATGCAAAGACATTGCAAGAAATTCTCTCAACTATCCTGATTCTTTTGAAGTTGAAAATACTAATAGCGGTGTAGATAACCAAAATGGAAAGCAAGTCTATTACTTCACTCTTGATTATTCTGGGGTTAATGCTTTCAATGTCCGAGGATCACACACTATTGAGTGCTATGGGACCATAGGCGACCCATCGCACAGTGTAACTTATAGAACATTCAACTAACCCGCTCCGGCGGGTTTTTTAATGCCTGGAGTAAACCAAATGCCCGTAGCACTAAACTCCCAGCTAGGTAGTAAAGAGCAGGCTGATGCGCGGCTGGCACAGGCAATCATGTCTGCAATGCGCGTTTCCATGCCTGGCATCATCCAGTCGTTTGATCCGGATGCCGTCACTGCTGTAGTTCAGCCCGCAATTAAAGGCGTAGAACAGGACGAATCAGGCGCAGATGTGTCTGTTAACATTCCGCTGCTGGTGGATGTTCCTGTCGTATTCCCTCGCGGTGGAGGCTGCACGCTGACGTTTCCTGTTAAGGCTGGTGATGAATGCCTTGTTATCTTTGCAGACCGCTGTATTGATTTCTGGTGGCAAAGCGGAGGTATTCAGGAGCCAGTAGACGAGCGCATGCATGATTTATCCGATGCCTTCTGCATTGTCGGCCCGCAGTCTCAGGCCAAGAAAATCGGCGGTATCAGCACCAGCGCAGTAGAGCTGCGCAGCGATGACGGGGAAACAAAGTTGAGCCTTAATCCTGCCAGCGGAGCTATCAACGGCACGGCGCCGGGAGGTTTTAACCTGAACGGGCTTAAAATTCTTTCGGACGGCCGCCTGCAGCTGGTGGATGGCTCAATCGTTGATAAGCATACGCATGGTGGCGTTGAGCCTGGTGGCAGCAGTACAGCACCACTGGGAGGATGATATGCGATACCGTCGAGAAGATGACGATGGGGATTATACCTTCGGTCAAGGTGATAATACCTGGCTGGTTAACTCCCCCGAGGCTGTCGCGCAGGCCATAAAAACGCGCTTTCTGCTTTGGTACGGTCAGTGGTTTCTGGACACCACAGAAGGTACGCCATGGATTCAGTCCGTTCTGGGTAAGCAAAAGCCTGACACCTACAACCTGGCTATCCGCCGGCGCATTCTGGAAACGCAGGGTGTCAGCTCTATTACCGAATTTAACACCGAAGTTGACGGCCGCACGCGCCGTGTAACGTTCACAGCAACGGTAGAAACCATCTACGGGACAACCACAGTAACCTCGGAGGCGTAATGTCTTTGGACCTCGACACACTCGGCTTATCGGCAACGGTAACCGCTGAGGGGATTAGTGCGCCCGATTATCAAACTGTGCTGGATACCATCACTGGTTATTTCCAGCAGATCTACGGCAGTGATGCCTATCTGGAGCCTGACAGCAAAGACGGCCAGATGGTGGCGTTGGTGGCGCTGGCCATTCACGACGCCAATAACACGGCCATTTCGGTTTACAGGTCATTCTCGCCGGCGACGGCCCTGGGTGACGCACTGACGAGCAACGTCAAAATTAACGGCATCACCCGGCGCGCAGCGACAAATTCAACCGTCGATCTGCTGCTTACCGGTACCGTCGGTACGGCTATCACCAATGGCTCAGTGCGCGACACAAACAGCGTGGTCTGGAATCTGCCTGCAACGGTGGTCATTGGCTCCGACGGGACAGTGGTAGCTACGGCCACCTGTGCAAACTCGGGAGCGGTCGCCGCGGAAGCGGGGTCGGTAAACGGCATCAACACACCTACGCGCGGATGGGCTTCGGTAACTAACCCGCTGGCGGCTACAGTAGGCGTAGCAGCGGAAACAGATGCAGAACTACGCGTAAGGCAGTCGCAAAGCGTCGCGCTGGCGTCTCTCACGCCATTTGATGCGGTAGATGGTGCGATTGCCAACGTTGAAGGCGTGACCCGTCACAAACTGTTTGAGAACGACCAGGAGGTGACGGATTCAAACGGACTTCCTCCGCACTCGATCTCGGCGATTGTCGAGGGTGGTGATGCAACGGAAATCGCTAACACTATCCGCAGCGTTAAAGGGCAGGGCGTATCCACTTACGGCACTACGTCCGTGATAGTCACCGACAAATACGGCAACCCCTATACCATCCGCTTTTCCCGGCCGGTGGATGTACCGATCTATGTGTCGATCACGCTCCAGGCGCTGACTGGTTATAGCTCTGAGGTAGGAGATGAGATTAAGGCGGCGGTGGCGGCGTATATCAACTCTCTGGCTATCGGTGACAGCGTGCTGCTTAGCCGCGTTTACTCCCCGGCTAACCTGGGCGTCGTCAGCGGCGGTAACGCGCGTTATTACGACATCATGGAGCTGCTGATTGGGCGATCTGCCGATGATGTAGCCGCGGCTAACCTGGTTGTTGCCTATGATGAGTCGGCATCCTGCAGCGTGGATAACATCGCACTGGTGGTGACGCCATGAGCAAATACACCGACCTGATCACCAATTACCACGCCGGAAAGCCCAAGTTCGTCGAGCACGTTGATTTATCGACGCGGCCGCTGATTGATGTTTCTACTGCTACGTCAGGGTTAATCACCGCTTTTGATGTTGATACCGCAGTCGGCGACCAGTTGGATATCCTCGGCAAGTGGATCGGCGTATCCCGAGCGGTAGCGGCACCCATTACTGGAGTTTTCCTGCAGTGGGATAAAGAGCGTGTCGGTTGGGATCAGGGGATCTGGCTGGGCCCTTACCAGTCCACTGACGCGCTGACGTATCTCAGCGATGATGTCTATCGCGTCGTGCTCAAGGCCCGCATAGGGATAAACAACTGGAACGGCCAGAACGGCACGCTGCCGGATATTCTGGAAACGGCGCTTGAAGGCACGGGTATAAAAATGATTATCCTGGACAATCAGGATATGTCGATATCGGTTTTAATCGTCGTGGATGATGAATATATCATTCCCAATATTGACCGGTTGATATTTGACTCTGCAATTAACCACGGCCCGTTTATTCCGCTACCCGAAGGATATGAGCCATCACGCTACGATATAAACCCGATAGACAAACTTCCTGCTGAATTTGTTTTTGTCATTCGCGCTGGGTTATTGACGGTGAAAGCTGCCGGGGTACGAATAAGGGAAACAATTACACCATCCAACGGATATAAATTTTTTGGATTCGATGCCGATAACGATTACATCGCGGGTTTTGATGCCGGCGCATGGGGAGAAACATTCTGATGGCTGAAAATAATTTTAAGCCGTTTGCCGTTGGTGCAGGTGCAAACGTGTCCTCGCAAACAGACTGGGAAAATTTGGTAGCTCTGTCCACCGGGTTTACTGCGGGGATAGCCCGCTCTGAGCAGATCAACAAAGCGCTGCGACAGGGTACCGTAATGGCTAGCGTTCTGGGGCAGATAATTCTGGAGCAAACCGCCGAGGATGTCCTCGATAACGGGGACACAGCTGCGCTAAAGGCACAGCTATTAACGGCCCTTACCTCATTACAAATTGATTCCGTATACCCGGTGGGCGCGGTGTTGTTCTTCGCTCAGAACAAAAACCCCAACACACTTTTCCCTGGGACGGCATGGAATTACATCGGAGAAAACAAAACAATTCGACTTGGACTTCAGAATGGATCGGATGTTCTGGGTACAGGGGGAGCGGATACGGTTTCTCTGGCCAAAGCAAACTTACCTGCACAGGCATTGAGTATTACCGGAACTGCTGCTTCAGTCGATCTGGGCACAAAAACTACCGACAGCCAGGGAGCGCACTCACACGGATGGGGTAGCTCAATGCAGAAACAAGGTGGTTCAGATCAGGCGGTGGGCTCTAATGGCGGTACTGATTTTGGCACTACATCAACGAGTGGGGCACATACCCATAGCGTTGCCTTGGGTTCTCACAGCCACAGTGTTTCCGGTAATACCGAGAACATGGGTAGTGGTACCGCATTAAATATTACCAACGCCTATGTAAAACTGATGGGCTGGTACCGTTCCGCCTGATTAATCCGGAGTATATCAATAATGGCTTTATATAAAACGGGTAACCCAGTCCCGTCTTCTGCTATGCCTGATGTTTGGGATAATAACCGTGTTCAGGATGAAATACTGAATAGCGAGGAGTTGGAAGTCGAGACACGCACAGGAATTATGACACCAACCTGGAAAGGCGTATTAAAGAAAAACGAAGACGAAATTGAAGAAACCCGCCAGAACCTGATCCCTCTCAGTCGGCAGTATATGACCCTGGCTGCAGCACAGGCGGATATCGCGAATATCCCATTGGGGTCGACCACGTATTACCGTAGCCCTGATGACAGCGCACTTGCAGTAGAGGTAATCAATAACGCCGGGACGCTGCAGCCTACCGGGCGGAAAATGCCTTCTCAGGGATATATCGACAGTTTGATTAAAACTGTTGATATTGACTCGCCGGTAGCGTCAATTGCCACGAAAGACGGCTTCTCGGTCTGTTCGTTTTACGTTAACGAGGACACCGGCAATATAGAAATGATTG